TTTCGTTTAGAATTTAATAAACTCCAAAATGACGTTTTAATTCTTAAAGACAATCCTACTTTCTCTAACCAGTTAGTTTTTGAAGGCGTGACAGCTGATGCGTTTGAAACAACATTCACGGTTACAGACCCTACTGCTGACCGTACTGTTACTCTTCCCGATGCAACTGGAACTCTACTCCTAACAGGACAGGCATCTATATCGGTTGCTAATGATGGTACTATTGGTAGTCTAGGCACTGGTGATGCAATGACTATTGCTTCAAATGGTGTTATTACTTTTGCAGATAGACCAGTATTTGGTGATGGGGGTATCACAATACCAAATGATGGTCAAGTAGGTTCAGTTGGTGCAACGGATGCAATTATCATTGCATCAACTGGTATCGTTACATTCAAAGATGATATTCTTATTAAAGATGGTGGTACTATAGGTTCTGCTTCTGCCACCACTGCTATAACTGTTGCATCTACAGGTATTGTAACATTCGTAGACGATATTCTTATAAAGAATGACGGTACTATAGGTAGTGCTGGTACTGCAGCTGCAATGACAATTTCTTCTGGAGGTATTGTCACCTTTGCTGATGATATTCTCATCAAAGATGGTGGAACAATAGGTGTTGCATCTACGGCAGATGCAATGACTGTATCTTCTGCTGGTATCGTAACATTTATTGATGATATTAAAATTAAGGATGGTGGCACTATCGGTGTTGCTTCTGCAGCTGATGCGATGACTGTATCTTCTGCTGGTATCGTTACATTCAAAGATGACATACTAATTAAAGATGGTGGTACAATAGGTGTTGCAAGTGATGCTGATGCAATCACAATTGCTTCTAATGGTCAATTAACACTTACACAAACATTAATAGGAACTGAATTAGACATCTCTGGTAACATTGATGTTGATGGTACATCAAACCTTGACATAGTAGACATTGATGGTGCTGTTGATATGGCAACTACTCTTGCTGTTGCTGGTAATACTACAGTCGGTGGTACTCTTGGTGTTACAGGTATTGCAACTTTTACTGATGATATAATCATAGGTGATGGAAAGACTATTGGTTCTGCTTCTGCAGCTACTGCCATGACAATTTCCTCTGGCGGTATTGTTTCATTCATAGATGATATAACAATCAAAGACGGTGGTACAATAGGAACTGCGACTGATGCAGACGCAATTACGATTGCAGCTGCTGGTGCGGTTACACTCAGTCAAAGAAGTGTTCACAGTGCTGGTATTACTCTTGCAGATGACGGACAGATTGGTTCTGCATCAGATACAGATGCGATTGCAATTAGTTCTGCTGGTGTTGTTACTCTTAGTTCTACTACTGCTTCTTCAAGTAAGACTACTGGTGCATTGGTTGTCGCCGGCGGTATTGGTACAAGTGCAGACCTTTATGTTGGCGATCTTTTAAATGTAGAAGGTGGTATTAATATCGCTGGATCAAACCAAGAATTACGTTTCTACGAAGGTGCAAACTACGTTGGTTTTGAAGCTCCCGCCCTAAGTGCAGACCAGATTTGGGTATTACCAGCAGCTGATGCAGGTACTGACGGTGATGTTCTTATGTCAAATGCCAGTGGTACTCTTAGTTTTAGTACTGCTGTTTCTGGTACTGCAACTGTGTTTACTGCTTCTGCAAACAACTCTGCCAACGAAACTGTTTTTCCAGTATTTGTTGACGGTGCAACTGGAGCTCAAGGTGCAGAAACAGATACAGGATTAACATACAATCCTTCTACTGGTCTAATGACAATGGCAAAACTTCTTCTTGCCGATGGTGGTACGATAGGTTCTGCATCTGCTACTTCTGCAATGACTATCTCCTCTGGTGGTGTTGTTACCTTTATTGATGACATCATTATTAAAGATGGTGGTACTATCGGTTCCGCTTCTGATGTTGATGCGATAACAATCGATGCCAGTGGTAATGCTACTTTCTCTCAGAACTTGACAGTTACAGGTGTTACCACACTAAATGGAAACTTAGTTCTGGGTGATGCGGCGGCGGACACATTAACCATTGGTGCAACATTACAGGGTGCAAATCCTCTAGTCTTTGAAGGTGCAAGTGCTAATGGACATGAGACTACGTTTGCAATTACAGATCCCACAGGGGATCGTACTATCACTTTTCCAGATGCGACTGGCACAGTTTTAACTACTGGAACTAATATTGTAATACCTGATGCTGGAACAATCGGTTCTGCCTCTGACACAAACGCAATCGGAATTTCTGCTGGTGGTGTTGTATCCATTACAGCAACTACCGTTTCTTCCAGTAAGACTACTGGTGCATTAACTGTCGCTGGTGGTGTGGGTATCGCTCTTGATGCGGCAATCGGTGATGATCTCTTTATGATTTCTGATGGTGCAGTTATCACCTTTGGTGCAAACTCAGAGATTGCATTAACACACGTTCATGATGTAGGTCTTCAGATGACATCTACAGTTTATGCTCCTCTATCTCGCAGAGGTGAGGATGTATTCATAGTAATGGATCAATCAGCTGCAGCGGGTACTGATGCTGGTGATAATATCATCATGGATCGATCTGCTGCCAGTACGGACGTTGGTGATGACATAATAGGTGAAGATGAGGTCTTCCTACATAGTGGTATGCAAAGGAATGTTATAAATATTATTGGATCAAATGGTAAGATACTTAATTCGGTTGCAGGATTTGCGCCAGGAGCTATATAAATGACTGCAAGATCCCCATTATATGTAGATGATAATAACGATCTAGTTGAAATGTCTGCTGGACAAATTGTAGAAGTTCAACAACGAGCAATATATCATTATGGTACTTCTCCTTCTGCTGTTCTTACACAGGTGAGTGGTAGTGGTGCTGGTATGGCTGCAATGTCTGATACTCGTTTACAGGCTGGCGCAGTTTCTCAATCTGCTACTGCATTTGTCGCAGAAGGAACTACTGCTGAACCAGGCACAGTTACAGTATCATATGATAAAATTACTCTTGCATATACTGCATCTGGTTCTGTAGGCGAAACTTCAGATACAGGAACATCATTTCCCGTATATTATGATAATAGTAGTGGTTCTATTCTAGCAATGAGTTTAACAGATTTTCAAGATACTTTTTTACATCCTGCTATTGATCTAATGATATCAGGTACAGAAAGTGCAAATACTGCTGGAACCTACACTATTACAGACTCTGCGACAGCTGCTACTAATTATACTAATGTTTCTGATACGGCAGTTTTTATAAACACCATTGCAAATGCTTCTGCATATACGGCTGGTGGAATTCCAGAAACATTAGATCAACCAACTACAGTTACAAGTTATTTTTTACATCGAAGGGATGCAGCTGCTAGCACACCTTCACAAATGCCTGTTGTTATTGACAGTGCTAATAATTTACAAGAGATGTCTAACTCTACTATAGATACTTTAATTGGAAATTGGTTAAGAAAAACAGCTGCACATTCTGGAGATGGATATAAAGTAACGTATGCATCTGCTACATCAGGTGGAAATACTAGAGGAACTGCTATGATAGATACTAAACTTAATGGTTCTGGTAGTTATCTAACTCGCCAGGTATCAGATGATTATAGATCACAAGAAATGCCAAACGGATCAGCAGCCACAATTACTACGTATAATTTGCGTATAAATAAAGGATAGGAGTTAAAGTTATGGCAGTTGGAGAACCATTTGCATTTTCTGGTAGAATTGTTGAAGCGTATTATACTAATGCTGAACAGGATAGTGTAGCTATTATGTACAGTGATGGCGAAACGAATCGTGATTATCATTTGCCAGTAGACGAAAATGATGATCAGTTTAAAGCATTGCTCTCTGAATATTCTTATGAGAGTTTAGACGAAGCTACACGAGCTAAGAATGAGAAAGATCGACAATGGTGGAGAGATGCGTTTAATGATTACGCTGAACGAAATGGTATGTTGGGTGGAACTCCAGAAGAAGGACAAGCGGATTTAAATATTATTTTTGATTTTGATCCAGATGATGCAATAAAAAAGGAAGAACTATTTAAACTTAAATTGAAAATGTTTGAACAAGATATAGTTAAAAATAGTAAATCGAAAGCTAATAAAGCAGCAATCAGAAAGGCTGATACTCCGATAGAAGCAATCGTTGCTTATAAAAAATTCATAAAAAAATAAGTTCCTTGACATTATCTATATAATACTATATAATGATATTTTAAGTGAGGTGATATATGAATATATTAGGAATTTCCGAAGGATTTCATGATGCTGCAATGTGCGTTATTCGTGATAAAACAATAATTCATGCTTCTCAGAGTGAAAGATATAGTGGAGTCAAAAACGACAAATGGGTACATCCTTCCCAATGGCCTGTTTCAGATCGCAATCAACCAGACATAGTTGCATACTATGAGAAACCTTTTCGTAAAAATTTAAGACGTTTATGGGCAGGACAATCTTGGGAAAATCCTAGATTAAAATATGATCGTAGTTTTAGTCATCATGAATCTCATGCAGCTGCTGGGTATTATACTGCACCATTTGATAACTGTAATGTTTTAGTTATAGATGCTATAGGTGAGTGGGATACTATCTCTATTTGGGAGGGTAGTTCTACTAATGGGTTTATGGGTCATAAAGAACATAAACTTAAAAAAATAAGGTCATGGAAATATCCGTATTCTCTTGGCCTCCTCTATTCTGCAATCACCCAACGTATAGGATTAAAACCCAACGAAGATGAATATATCACGATGGGGATGTCTGCTTATGGTGAACCTAAGTATGATTTAGAAGATCAGTTATGGGAAAACAACCATAAGGGAGTTGGTAACATTTTCCCTAAAGCTAGTGCAGAAGACCTCGCAGCGTCCATACAAGACCTGTACGAGAGGGAACTACTTAAACTTGTAGAGATGTGTCCAAGTGAAAACCTAGTAATCATGGGTGGGTGTGCATTAAACTGTGCAGCGAACTCTAAGATAAAAGGTAAGAATATTTGGATCATGCCTGCTCCTGGCGATGCTGGTTCTGCATTAGGAGCCGCAGCATTAGTCAACAAACAAAAGTTACTCTGGAAACACCCGTATCTTGGTTATCCTATTCTTCAAGGAATAAATGTTAAGAATGTTGTTAAGGAACTTTTGGATAATCATGTTGTAGGGGTTGCAAATGGTAAGGCAGAGTTTGGGCCACGTGCATTAGGTAATCGTTCTCTTCTTGGTGATCCACGATATGATATAAAGGATACCGTGAATAAGATTAAACGTAGACAACTGTTCAGGCCTTTTGCTCCTGCAATCCTAGAAGAGTATAAGGATGAATACTTTGAGGGCCCGATGAATGAATATATGCAGTTTGTTGCAAAGGCAAAACATGATATGAGCTCTGTTACTCACGTTGATGGAACTGCAAGAGTGCAAGTAGTAAAACCAGATTGTAGTTCTTCAATTAGACAGGTATTGGAGGAATGGTATGAACAAACAGGTTGTCCTATGTTGTTGAATACTTCTTTAAATATTAAGGGAAAACCTATGGTTAATACTTGGGAAGATGCTCAAGCTTGGAGTAAGATGTATAATGTCGCTGTTTTCTAAACGCAAAAAGTTAATTATTAGTGGGTGTTCTTACACAGACAACTATGCAAAACAACAAAAGATGAAAGAGTTTCCTATATGGGGAGAGCTTCTTGCAGAAAAACTAGATATGGAACTTATAAATTTAAGTGAGTGTGGATTTGGAAATAAGGCAATTTATCATACTCTTATAGAAGAAATTTTAAATAAAAAAGATATAGGTCTAGTAGTTGCAATGTGGAGTGAAGTACAACGAATTAGTTTCTTTATAGATGACAAAACACTTTATCGGCGAAATGGAGATGTTTATAAGAAGGATTGGGATTGTTTTCATCCAGAGAGAGTAGTTCTTGATGCAGACTGGCACGATAAGTTTTTTATCCCCCCCACAAAAAATACTAAGAAATCGGGACTTAAATATGATATTAGTGTTGCCCTAAGAAATAAGTTTTTGGATGATATAAAGAGCGGAGTAAAAGAAAGTCTAGGTTATATGTATGCACTTCAGACCATATGTGAATCAAATAATATACCACATCTTCAGATACAAGGTTGTCAACCCCTAATGGGTAAAGGAGAACCTTTACAGGGCATTCAGTATAAGGAGCTTTGCAACCTTATTATAGAAAGTCCTTATACAAACAAAATAAATAAAAACTTCATTGGTTGGCCTATAGACCCACGTATTGGTGGTTATAGTATTGATTCTAAGTTAGAAGATAAGCATAGGTTCAGTCCAGAAGATACTCACCCCAATGATATGGGACATAAATATATTAGTGAGGTTTTATACGATGAATATAAAAAGATTAGTTCTTAAATTTAGGTTGTTTATTTCTTCTGCTTTTCCCCAAAAAGAAAAGAAGGAGAGGGGGTTTATATATGAATTTGACGATGAACGATTTAAAAAACTTACTCCAGATGAACAAGGTGTACAAGTTCAAAAAAATTGGAACAAGTATATGAAAGATAAATGACTAAAAACCTTGAAGAGTATGAATGGTTTTGCCCACAACCCTTTATGAATATCGTAACAGATGTTTTTGGAAAAATAAAACCTTGTTGTGTAATTAAGGGTAATAACGATTGGGATAGAAATCAGACAATAGAAGAATATTCTAAGTCAGACAAACTCAAACAATTTCGTAAGGAGATGTTGTTAGGGGGCGGCCCGACAGTAGATTCTAATTGTGAAGTTTGCATCGAACAAGAGAAACATTCTCCAGAGAGTCATCGTAAAACTTACAATAGTTATCTTGATTATCAAAAACCAGAATTAAAAAAAGAACTTGAAGAGTATCTAGAAACAGATATGGATACTCCATTCGTGCGAACTATGGAGTGGATTGCTCCTTCAAACTTCTGTAATCTTCGTTGTCATATGTGTGGGTCTGCAAACTCTTCTAGTATTGCCAAAGAGAACCAGCAGATTGGACACCCCAATATTCCTAGTCTTGGTAACAAAACCTTATACAAGGATGATGACAAGGCAGAGAGTTTTATTCAAGAATGTGATGATTTTATAATAGATAACCTTGTTGAGTTAAAGTTAACAGGGGGCGAGACACTTGCCATCAAATACAATTATGACTTGATGAAACGTATTGTTGAACGTGATCTTGCAAAGAATATGGACTTGAGAATTACTACCAATGGAACACTAACCCCGAAATTTGATGGTAAGGATATCTTTGATTATATTCCAGAGTTTAAGAGTTGTTTGATAAACATTTCTATTGAGGGCTGGGCAAAGCGTAATGAGTATATTCGATACCCATCTAAGTGGGATATTATATACCATAATGCTAAACGATTTGCATCTTTAGATAATACAAAAATATTATTCGTATCAACGATCAACTCTATAAATGTAGGATATTTGTGGGAGATTGCAAAGGGCATGGAACATTTGTTTGATCTATACCCAGACACTTTTCATCAGTTTTCAACAGGTAGTCTTGTATGGGGCTGGATGGAAAAATATGTTATCACAAATGTACCACTAGATATTCGAGAATATTATGCTCAGTTATATTTTGAAAACTGGAATAAAAGATATAACCAAGACTTCAAAAAAATACTTGACTATCTCGACACACTACCATATGATGAGGAGTTGATGCACAAGATGATGAAAGACGTTAAATCTAGAGATATACATAGAGGGACATGTTTGCTTGACCTTGCTCCTGAATGGAAACCTTATTATGAATAATACAATATTATGTGTGAAGTGGGGTGACAAATATGATCACACCTATGTTGAGAAACTAAAAGAACAGTGCGAACAAAATTGTTCTGTGCCGTTTAACTTTTACTGTCTTACAGACAATCCTACACAACCATATGATATACAACTTCCTACTACTTGGGATTCCTACTATCATGAAAAACGGGGGTTCTTTTGGGCATATCGAAAGATACATATGTTCAGTGATTTAGTTGGGGGAGATCAATTCCTTTTTCTAGACCTTGATGTTATTATACACCAAGACCTAAAATATTTCTTCGAATTACCAATGGACAAACCGTGGATTGTTCGTGGTTGGTGGAACGATCTAGCCACAGTTAAAACAAACTATTCAAAGAATAAGTCAACGCCACTTAACTCATCAGTTATTCGTTGGAATAGAGGACAAATGAAATCTGTTTATAATCAGGTGAAGGATAATGCAGAGGTTATATTTTTCACATATCCTAGTCTTGATAATTACATGGTTCATCACTGGTATGATCCTTGGAAAGAAGATGAAGGATTCTTACAGGGGTTTCCAAAAGGAGATGTATATTCTTGGTACAAAGGTAATATACATCCTGATGATATGTCTAAGAAGGTGTTAAGGAAAGATCATAAAATTTGTTTATTTAATAATAGTACTCATACTGAGGGTGATTATGATGAGGAAATTAAAACCTTATGGTAGATCATATAAAATTCACACCAGCTGTTGCTAGAGATTGGAAGTCTGTACAGTCTGCTGTTAGGGGCGATACATATAAACATTGTGCAAGAAGAGTAGAAGATGCCAGCACATCATCACAACTGAAAAGTAAGTTGTGGATAATAGAAGAAGTTTCTAATCTTGGGGTTAAAGTAGATAGGGTGGCTATTCTTGCTGGTTGGTATGCTAATTTTATTGTTCCCTTGTTAATAGATGAACTTGGTGCTTCTTTCATTCATAATTTTGAAATTGATCAAGATGTAAAACAGTTAAGTTATAAGTTTAATAAGAGATATAAGGAAGAAGAAAAATATAAGTGCTATATTGTAGATGTTATGTTTGAACCTATATGGCAGTACATGAAACAGGGTGTATCGGGTTTTGATCTTGTTATTAATACATCATGCGAACATATGTTTCCCATGCAAAAATTCCTTAAAATGAATCGAGGATTCCTTGGTAATCCACTTTACGTTTTACAATCAACAGATGATAGCTCTTTTGATGATCATATCAATTGCGTTAGTTCTCCTGATGAGTTAGCTGAACAGGCAAAGCTTGTTGATGTTTTATATAGTGGAACAAAGGTATTAGATAACGGTATGAATCGTTTCATGGTAATAGGAAAATAAGATGGTAGGTTTAATGGATTATGTAAAATATTATCCAGATATTTTAGACTCTGATTGGTGTCAAAACTTAATTACTAGTATTGGTAAAAGTAAACAATTTATTAAACTAAAACATTGGGAGAGTCATGGTATAGATCGTGAAAATGATTTGAAACATTTATATGTACCTGTAATAGATTGCTTTATGGAAGCAAAAGATTTATACCTAAAAGATGTTGATATAAATCACCCCAATAAAGATTTCACATATTTTGTTGAGTGGGGTAATAAATGTAGAATACAACACTTTGAAACAGGGGGCCATATGCCAACCCATGTAGATAATACTGTTACACAAGTCCCAAAAAAGAAATATCCTAATAATGGGTTACACTTTGGTTCTGAAAGTGCTGATTCGAAATTATCATTAGTTCTTCATTTGAATGATGATTATGAGGGAGGAAATTTTCATATAAATGATAAAGATTACTCAACAAAAAAAGGATCAGTAATAGTTTTTCCTTCTGCATTTATGTATCCACATGGAGTTAAGGAAGTTACTAAAGGAGAAAGATGGAGCATCTCTATCTTTATGAAATAAGATGAAATTAATTGCAATAGGGTGTAGTTTTACTGAACATTATATGCTTAGTAGAACGTATTCTAGTTATGATTTGGATTATAAAAGATGGCCTGCTCATTTAGCAGAAAGCCTTGATATGGAATGTATTAATTTAGGTTTAGCAGGAAGAGGTAATGAATATATGTTATCAAAAGCCTTTGATGCATCTTCTATAGGTGATATTGGATTAGTAGTAGTGATGTGGAGCGAATTTCAAAGAATGGATTATGAAAAAAAAGAAGAGAGGGGTGGTTGGCGCAGTTTTCATCCCCATTTACCTATTCAAGCAGCTGAAGAAGCAGGCCTTATGTCGGTCAATAAAAAGATGTTGGAATATAAGAACCCTACTGCTGCATCTTTACAATCGCTTAGGTTTTTTTCTTGGTTTCAATTTATGATGAAGAATATTCCGTATTTGCAAATTCAAGGAGTTAATCCATTACCTGTGGGGAATAGTCATAAAGGTTATCATCCACTAGTTTTGAGTGACAGAGAAGAAGCCATTAAAGCAATAATAGATTCTGATTATTATGATTTAATAGATGAAGATAAATTTATAGGTTGGCCTATATTTAAAGAAATTGGTGGTCACACTGTAGAGGATGTACTCCCTGACAATTGTAGAATTGGAGAAAAAGATCGTCACCCTAATGCGATAGGCCATGAAATAATAGCACAGAAGATATTTGAGAATTATGATAGAATATATTAAATATACGCCTGAAGTAGCGAGAGATTGGAAACAGGCTCAGGCTGATGTGCAGAAAGATTATCCAGAAGTTCTAGAAAGTATGACTCTAAATAATGGTATGGAAAGGTACATGGTGATAGGATATGATTCACGGAGCAGATAGTAACGTATACACAAAACCTTATAAGGCAGGGAACATTGTAGAGTGGTGTAGAGATCATGATGTATGGTATCTAAAGATTGACATAGAGATACCAGAGGTATGCATTAAAGAAGCGCAAGCAGTATACGATGAGGGTTTCTTTGTTGATCATCGTTATGGTGATGGAGATGGCTGGCGTTCTGCCGCTATTCATAGTTTTGTACATGAGGATGCAGATGATACAAGTATGGGATGGCATCATACTAAGAATCCAAATGGCCATGGCCTTAGTGAAGATAAAGTAAAGTGGGGTTGGACTGAGATTGCCGAGGTTGCGCCAGAGACTAAGAGATGGTTAGAAGATTTCCCCCACAAGTCCTATAGACGTTTGCGGTTTATGTTATTGGAACCAGAGGGGCGTATAGAATCACATAATGATGCATCTGATCAAAGAATAAAAGAAGGTCGAGTACGAAACATTGCTGGTGCGATTAACCTTGCTTTTTATCAACCTGATGGTTGTTATCTTAGGAGAGTAGACACAAAGGAAGAGTTGCCTTTTGAGAACTGTACAGGTTTCTGGTTTGATAATGGAGTAGAACATGAGGCATACAATGCATCAGCTGAAAATAGATTTCACTTTATCATGCATGGTGGGTTTAATAAAGAACGTAAAGAATTAATGAGAAAATCTCTTGCTAAACAGTTTGGTAAGGATGTATTGAAAGAAATTTATAAATGATTGATCTAACTAAACCAGTTGATGCATCTTATGAGTTGAACAACATTTGTAATTTAATGTGTCCTCAATGCGCTCGTAATACGATTAAAGATGGTGTTCTACAAAAGAATCCTGATACTAGTGGAAACCCTTTACCTACACTTGATAGTCACGAAATATCCTTGGATGATTTTAAGACTTCCTTTGATAATATTGGTAATGTCGGTATGGTAAAGTTCTATGGAACTGTATCAGAGAATATTGCAAGCACTAATTTCTTTGAGATCAATGAATATATTTTTAGCAAAAATGCACGAATACTTACGAGTACAAATGGCTCTCTAAAAACTAAAGAATGGTGGTATGAGTTAGGTAAGTTGTATAAGAAACAAGAAAAAAGTAGAATGGTTTTTTGTCTGGATGGTTTATATGAGGAACTTAGCCTCTATCGTATTAATGCAAATTATGATAAGATTATTGAAAATGCTCTATCCTTTATGGAAGGTGGTGGTAAGGCTGAATGGAGAATGATTATTTTCAAACATAATCAGCATCAGATAGAAGATGCAAAGAAACTTGCAAAACAATATGGATTTGATAAATTCACTTATCAATATTCGAATAGAAAAGATATACCTGAACCATTCACTTTCAAAGGAAAACAGTATAATTTAGAACCTCAAGATAAATGGAAAGAGTGGGAAACTATTAAAAATAAAAGACTAGAACATACAGAAGTGGGTAACATTGTATGTAAATTTAAAGAGGTCAATTCAGTATATATAGATTACCTTTGCAGAGTTTGGCCATGTTGTTATCTGCCTTCTGCGAAACATCTTCTAGGTGAACAAAAGTTTTACGATGACTATTATTATGATATGAGTAATAATTTGATAGATAAATCATTAGAGGAAATAATGAATGATGTGTTCTATGACTCTCTACAAAAGTCTTGGGAAAAAGAAGAGACTTGTTTGAAACCATGTAGCAACACTTGTTCTTTTACTGATAGCGTTAGGACATCAAATTATAGGGTAGATGTGTGGTAGAAGGTTTTGAAAAATTTGTAAGTCTCTGGAAATCAGAAACTAAAGATATAAAAATTAAGAATCCTGATCTTTTGTTTCTGGTGGTGTATCCAGATAAACTAGAATGGGAATTCTCTATAGAGAAACAATGTCAGACAACTACTCTTATGGTATCTGGTGGGGCCACAGGTGCAAGTACTGGCCAAGAGGTTCAGTTCTGTTACAGAAGTGAAGTAAATGACTTTCTTAAAGTATGTAAACACACTCATGCAATGATTGTGTCTGTCGGCATGGTATTTGATATGACATGTGTTACGAATGATGTATCTGCAAAATGGAGAAATAATTTTGTAGAAGCTGAAAATAGAAAGGTACAACCAAATCAATTAACTCCTATAACAGATTTCTATGATTTTGTGGAGAGCGGAGAATATATTAAAGCTCACATTATAGCCAAGACAGAAAAAGATGCGTTCCTTCATCATCAACATATAAACCTAAATGTGGATATGTGGAAAACTCTGGATTGTCCACCTCTAGATGAGAGATATGCATGGGGTAGTTACGATAGATCAAAAGATAATTTTCATGATGATTATACTCCCTTTTGGCTAACTCCTAAAGGCGGTAAAAAGATACAGAATTTTACTCATGAAGAGAGAACAAGAAAATCATTCTCATATTATAGGGATTATGATGAAGTATGGAAAAACCTTGATATCGCAGACCTTGATGATTTTTATTTTTCCAGATATATGACAAGAATCCAAGAATCTTTTTATCTGTTTAATACGGAATCTCTTAAAAGAGTACCAGATAGTAAGTTTGATCTTATATTTTCACCCACAGCTGGTTATAGTGCAGAGGCTTGTGTTGACAAACTAGATTTTTCTGGTGAGGTTGTGTTATATGATTATGTACAACAGAACATAGATATCAAAAAAATGATAGTAGACTTTAATATGTCTTTAGAAGAACTTTATATTTTTAGAAAAACTATAGATGAAAATATAGTAGATAATGTAGGAAATTTTCCTGCTACACAAAGAACTGTTGGAATGGGTTCTCATGAAGAATTAATGAAAATGCAAGAAAAAATGAGGGATGAACATGAAGTAAATTATTGGTTAATGAATATTATTGAACCAGATTATACTGCACTCTTAAATAAAATTAGAGGTAAAGATGTGTTTTTTGATGCCAGTAATATATTCAGTTATCATATGTCCCATGCGTATCATACATTAGAAGAGCTTATTCTCTCGTATGAAAGGCTGCATGAAATATTAGGTTATGCAAATAGTTGTTGGTTTCAAGGAACTAAACCTACGAAACAATGGGAGAGAAAATGGTTGACATCATCTGTATTAGAATAGGTGAAAAATATGGCCCAGAGTATGAAGACTATTTAAATAAAAAACTCTCTAAGTATAATATACACTGGATACATGAACCATACAATGAACGAGTAACCCTACAGTGGAATAAAATGTGGGGTATGCAGTTAGATCAAGAAGAACCTATTTGTGTCATGGACATAGACGTTCTTCTTATGGGAGACTACGAAAAGATATTTGACTACCCTATTATGCGTGGACAGTTCCTTGCAATGCCTGGGTGGTGGAGAGACACAAAGAAAGAGGGATACTCTATCAACGGTGGGTTCTTTAAGTATTATCCAAAAGATTGTAAATACATCTACGATAAGTTTATGAAAGACATACACGGATGGCAGAGACATTACATTGATAATGGAGTTACTAGAGGCCCTGTAAATGGAGAACAGTACTTTGTTGAGGATAGTGTAAAAGAACAATTAGAGCTTATCACACTACCTAAAGAATGGTTTACACGATGGGTTGTAGACTCTGATATTGTTGGAAGAAGTATGACTACGTGGCAAGTACAGATCACACGTAAGTATCAAAAGATAACTGGTAACGACTATATATTCTTAGGGGGAGAGTTTCACCCAGATATCAAGTTTGTACACTTTACACACAGAAACAATAAGCCTCATGAATGGGAATATTATGAAAACAAATAAATTAGTATATTGGAATATGGGGTTTCTAGAAACCGTTGAACAATGGATAAAAACAGAACACCCACTTTTTTTACAAGAATGGGAACTATTACTAAAAGCAGACTTATCCCTCAGTCATCGAGCTGGGTATGTTACATCAAGTCAATCAACACTGGATAGAGCTGGAGAATTTGAAACTGTTTTTCATACACAACCTTTGATTCCTTGGATACCTTTTAAAGAATATCCTAGAAAAGACTTTGCTGACTGTATGTTTGAATCGGCGCAGTTACTGGCTGATAAGGGAAAAACAATAGATTTTTTCTGGTCAGGGGGGCTAGATAGTACATCAGCACTCCTTGCATTTAATGAATTGGGGTTACATAAACAACTACATGTTATTATGGGAGGTGTTCCTGAGTCTCCTGAGATTTTTGAAGAACTGGTAAAAGGACGAATGGATTATACTTGGGAACAGACAAGCTCAGCTGAAGTATTTTATGGAATAGCGAAATTAGACGAACATATATTATGTACTTGTTCTGAATTTGATATAATGTTTGGCGGTAAGGGTAATTTTGCAGCCACGGGGACTGTAGTAAAAAATCCTGATAGTTGGGAAGTTAAACGTAGATATTATACTGCAAGACATGGATGGGGGATGTCTCTAAATTTTAGTGGGGATTGGGTAGATATTAATAATTATATGCCATTTGGGATGCAACCTCCTCTTGAAAAATGGTTATGTAATTTTGTATTAGATGATAAAATGTTGTATCATGATGTTTCAGATGAAACTTGGGAAGATGGAACTGGATCATGGCGCACTACTGGCGATGCCCCAATATCAGCCGGCCAAGAATGGTATAAACAAGTCAAAATGCCGCTCAGAGATTTTTTATATAAGATTACAAAGGATGAATATCTATCTTATCATAAACCAAAACTGGCAAGTATGTTAAGATTGTCAGGACGAATTTCTGGCAAGGTGCCGATAAAGAAAAGAATTCTCGCAATAACTAATGATGGTAAGGTTGTAGATGCTGATAATTTTAATAATTTTGATTGGCCGAGTTATATAGTAAATTTTTAGTTTATAAATAGATTTATAGAAAAGGAGATCCATATTATGTCATGGACATTAATAACAAAAGCTACAAGACCTGATACAGATACAGATTTTTATACTGGGCAAAGTCAATCTGATTTTGATTATATAAAAGAAACCTATAAAGATACAGGAAAAATAGTTAGTATTACTCAAGCTTTATCTGATAATGAATTAGAAATTTTAAAAACATTTGTTTTTAAAGATCAAGCTTCAGCGAATGAATGGCATGATGATGACAAAATGGTGGCATGGGTATCGGCTTCAAAGACTTATAATACCAATAATGATATTGAATACGTAATTGTTTCAAAGGGAGCTACTTAAAATCTTCTTTTAATTTACTAAAAATTTCTAATGCATTAGGTTTATCGTGTCTAAGTAATCCTCTTTCTTGACGTATTTTTATAGAGTTACAGATAGATATTCTGTCTAATATATCAATGTATGCTTGCACACAATTCCATTCAACTTGTCTATTATATCTCCAAAGAAGTTCATTCAAACCTTCCCATCCTATCCAACGTCTTATCATACGAAAGTCCCAATGTGGATCACCATATGATAACGATTCCCAATCTCGCAAACCGTTAAGATTCCCTTCTTCATCTACCAGTATATTTTGTCTCCACAAATCTCCATGAAGATAAAATCTTTTATCTAAGTTATTTCTAATTGCATAGAAATCATATAAGGCATCTTCAGTAAAAGTATCCCTTTCTAACCAATTAACTAGATCATAAACAACATCTCTCATGTTAGATTCTGGTATGTCATCATATGTTGCAAAGTCAGGCCCATGAGGTAAAGAGTGCAACTCTGCTAGTAAGTCTGCTAGTTGTTCTATAAACTTTGGGCCTGGATTGTATAGTTCTGATCCATCAATCCACTCACCCTTTATCATATAGTCTAACGAAACCATGTTTCAATTTCCTTGTAGTTCTTAAATATTTTTGTATAGTCTGGGTTGTGTATAATATCTCTTTTGTTTTCTTCTTTAAACTCTGGAGTTAAACCATACCACTCTACAACTTCCATAATACATTCATCTTGATCCTCAACAAAATCTTCATATACTATTTGTGGTGCATCTAGATGTTTCATTAATTCATCTGTAAATTCTTCACGAAATATATACTTTTCAAAATCATATTCTGTAGCAACAAATGTGTTAGGTTTTGGTACTTTTCTTTTACCTTCATCATATGTAGAAAACTCTCTGTCTCTAGGATAGTCTGGTTGACTACAATACATTGCAGTTAATTCAAAACAGAAGTGTGATATCTTATCTAGACGCTGAAACCATATTGGATCAAAGTCTTTTAGAATTTCAAATGCAAACTCTATTCTATCTTCTGTAGGAAGGTCTACTTGTTCCACAGTGTTTGTGAACTGTAAAGGCATTGCCTTTATACAAAAAGGTACAGGAAAGTTTTGTAGATGTTTCAATCTGTTTTGCAAATCTTCTGGTGTAAGTAGGTCTTCATTTACAGTCCAATCTATATCTACTCTGGTTTGTTTTAATTCAAAAGCTTTAGAGAGATCAACTGCTTTGTTTCTACCAAACCATTCATTACCTTCTGCAAGATTGAAAGTTTTGCACATATATTCCATAAGGTAATAAGAACCAGATCGTGGAGTACATATTATACAGTAATCACTCACTCAAACCACCCTTTGATTTCTTCAATATTTTCAAACTTTTCTTCATAATCAATCCCCAATTTAATAGTGAGTTGTGTTCTCACTCTATTGTCTGCTTTTAATCCGTATTGTTCTTGTAGGTCTGCAAGAGTACTTAAAGGATCATCAAGAAAATTTTCAAACGCAACCAGAGCTCCCTGATTGTGAGTGTAATAGATATCCCAAAACTGTTCTAACTTGGACATAAATCTATCGAACTCTTCTTTAGTAGCTCTAAGGCTATTATCTTTAATCTCTGGACGTTCAGATGCGTAATGAATGTGGTTGACTTTTGTTCGCAAACGTGTTATATGACTCAAAAATTGTGATAGTACGTCTTTTCTGTATAACCAGATACAAGGAAACCCGTCAATCATTTCCCCAAAGTGTTGATCCTCTGGTATGTAATGAGGCAAGATTTTAAGGAGGTGTGGTTGTGTTGCCCAGTTTTCTTTTTCTATATCTTTATAATCATTCTTCTTTAACCATGAAGCAGGATCATAAAGACCGAAAGTATTGCAAAGAAACCTACGAAAATATGTACTTCCACTTCTAGACGATGCAATTAACCCTATTCTCATACACCTATATATAACTATGGAAGTACTTGAATCTACATTTGAAGAAGTCTACCCTATTTGGAATGAACAACTTTGGCCAGGAAGAATTAGTAAGATAGAGAATATGAGTAGTCTTTTTTGGTTACAACCAAAAGAAATTACAAAAAACCATTCTATATTTGAAAAGTATTCGCCTACATTCTTTGTTATCAAAGAAGATAATAAAATTGTGGGTGTTAACAGTGGATTTAGAACTGATGATAAGGTTTATCGTTCTAGAGGATTATGGGTCAAAGAAGATTATAGAAGTAAAGGATATGGTAAGGTTCTGTTGATGCAAGCAATAATTCAAGGCAAGTCTGAGGATTGTCATTGGATTTGGAGTATGCCTAGAAAATCTGCACTTAAAACATACGAAGGAGTAGGTTTTAAGAAAAGAGGAAAATGGTTAGATAAGGGTGTAGAATTCGGCCCTAATTGTCTCGCAACAAGACAGTTAATTTATAAATAGAGGTAGGAGATTATACATGGCCATTCCAACTACTAAATCTACTTTTAAAGAATACTGCTTACGATCATTAGGTGATGGTGTTATTGATATTAATATATCAGATGCCCAAGCAGATGATCGTATTGATGAAGCTCTACAATATATTGCACAGTATCATTATGATGGTATTGAAAGAATGTATCTTAAACATTTGGTTACTGAGGCAGAAGTTACTAGAGCAAGAGAAAATGAAACCACTACAGGAACAGATGTTGTAGATGCAACAATTACTGCGAGTTGGTTAGAAGGTACAAATTATATACCTTTACCTAGTGCTGTTGTTTCTGTAGTTCAAGTATTCCCCCTTACTGGAACTGGAACTGGTGCAAATATGTTTGATGCTCGTTATCAATTACATTTAAATGATTTATATGATTTAAGTTCTACATCTGTTGTTCAATATGAGATGATGATGAATAATTTAGATTTTCTACAACATATTCTCGTTGGAGAGGCCCCCATAAGATTTAATCACAATCAAGGACGTTTGTATCTTGATGCAGATTGGTCTAATGATTTTATTGGTGGACAGGACTACATTGTTATTGAATGTTTTCGTAAATTAGACCCTGCAACATATACAAACTTGTTTGACGATCTTCTTCTTAAAAGATATGCAACAGCTCTCATTAAAAAACAGTGGGGCGCAAACTTATCTAAGTTTAGTGGGGTTGCTATGTTAGGTGGTGTTACTATGAATGGTGAACAAATCTACTCACAAGCCATAGATGAACAGCAAAAAATGGAAGAGACAATAAACCTTAATGAACCTCCAATGATGTTTGGTGTAGGATAAGGTATGTCGTATCATCTCAATAAAAAAATAGATAAAATAACAGAAGATTATTGGCATGATATTAATGATTGTTGGAAACTAGTTTTAAATTGTGAACAACACTTAGAAATTTTAGATGAATGTAAACGGTACAACGCATGGGATCAATATTCTATTCGTGGAGTTTCATCGTATATAAACTACGATACACATCTACTCTTCAGACCTGAAAATAGTTTGGGGACAGCTAGGACTAAAACAAAATCGATAGCATTTCCAACACACAAAACATTTCCTACATTCATGGAGTTTTTTGATACACATAAAGATAAGTATGGTTGGGACAAACCAGAGATTAGAAAACTTGATGCTGGTGGAATGATATCACCACATATACATAAGTGGTGGCCTGGAGTACCATCCCCATATTTATATAATATGTCAATCAATCATCCCGAAGGTTGTTTGTTTGGTATAAAGCCAGGTGGTAAAGTGCCATATAATTCTGGTGATGTTATGAAGATAAGAGTATGGAATGAACATTGCGTATGGAACAACTCAAAAGAAGATCGATACCATGCAATTTTAGGTATTGGAAGACAAGTTCCAAAAAATGAAGGATAGAACATGGCTGTTAATAAACATTTTCATACCAGTAATCTACAAGGTACTTCAGCTGAACAAGCACTTTATGCAAACTTAGTTTCAGAAGCGATACAGATACATGGCCACGATGTCTATTATCTTGATAGGACTTTAGTAGCAGAAGATAATGTATTTGGTACTGATGCTCTTTCGAAATTTGAGACACAAGTTCCTATTGAAATGTATATGGAAGATTCTGGTGGTGGTTATGCTGGTGAACGAGAGATCATGTCTCAGTTTGGTTTGCAAAATTTAAGTGAAGCAACATTTGTTGTAAGTAAAACAAGATTTCAAGATAAGGCAATGCAAATTCAGATAGAGTCAGGGACAGATTCTACTTCTTCTGGTTCTGTCTTATTAGAATCTGGTACTGTTGATGCAAATAAATTTGAAGGTAGTACATATTACATTATATCAGAAACAGATGCAACTGATTCGGATCGTCCATTAGAAGGCGATGCAATTTATCATCCAACACTAAAGAAATTATTTCAAATTAATTTTGTCGATCATGATGATCCATTTAATCAACTAGACAATAACCCAGTATATAAAATGCGCTGTCGTTTATTCGAATACAGTTCAGAATCATTGGATACTGGTATTGGTGCAATTGATGCCATAGAAGATGCGTTGTCTACTAACACCCTTACTTATCAGTTTACACTTGAACAAACTACTGCTCAAAACGAACCATTTAGATTAGAATTATTTTCTGATAATGGTTTAGTTATAGATGAAACTGACAGTGATAATATTATCGGTGAGGATGATTCCAGTTCTGTGGGCGAAAGTATTCTTATGGAACATAATGCTGATACTGGTCATGGAGGTTGGTTAATTGCAGAAGACTATATAATAGGAAGTGGAGGTGCTAACACTAGTAGTGTTGACAAGTCTGCTCAAAATGAATTATTTGACGAATTGGACGATTCAATCTTAGACTTTTCTGAGAGAAATCCATTCGGTGACGCTGGGAGCTCATAATGTTAGGACAACAATTTTACCATGAAACAATTCGAAAAGTGGTTGTCGCTTTTGGAAGTATGTTTAACGACATTCACTTAGTTCGTAAGGATAATAGTGGTTCAATAACACAATCAATGAAAGTGCCTTTAGCATATGGCCCCAGACAAAAATTTCTTGCACGTTTGCGTGAAGATGCAGACCTAACTAAACAGGTTGCAGTAACTCTTCCACGTATAGGTTTTGAAATTTCTGGAATGTCTTACGATCCTGGCAGAAAATTAAATCGTGTTCAACAGTTTAAAAAAGTAAAAGGTTCTAAATCAACACAACTAGATACTCAATATATGCCTGTACCGTATAATATTGAATTTTCTTTGTACATTATGGCAAAACAATCAGATGATGCGTTGCAGATAGTAGAACAGATTCTTCCTTACTTTCAACCAGATTATACAGTGACACTTAATGATAATACAGATATGGGTATAAAAAGAGATGTTCCTATAGTATTAAATTCTGTTAATTATGAAGACACATATGAGGGAGATTTTACCTCCAGAACAACTATTATTTACACTCTTGCATTTACTGCAAAATTTTATCTTTATGGCCCTGTTACTTCTAGTAAGGTTATTAAGACTGTCCAAGCAGATCAATATGCAGATATGCCTGACAAGTCACCAAAAAGACAACAAAGATATACTGTTTCTCCAAACCCAGGCACAGCTGATGCAGATGATGATTTTGGTTTTAATGAATCTAGTTCATTTTTTGAAGATGCTAAAGAATACAATCCAGTAACAGGTAAAGACGAAACCCCAGATACTTCTGGTACAGATTAATAAATTTAATGTCAAGTTTCGTTTACGTTAGTGGTGACTATAAAAATGCTTGGTTAGAGTATGTTTGGAACCTACAAAAATTTGAACATTGGGAAACCTTTGATGATGATTTTAAATCTGAGTTTGATTTTAAGTTTCATGAACAAGTACACTCTTTAAATAAATTTACCCGGCCTCCTAGTTGGTATCTGAATGATAAATTAGGAAAAGATCAGTTCTTATTTAAAACTAGTAGTGACTTCTACCCAGTAGTTGAGTATGAATATACCAACAATCTTCCCTCCTTTAGAGATATTATGTTGGATCGTGCAACAGAGATGCGTGACATGGGTAAAGTTATTGATATTTTTTACTCTGGTGGGATTGATAGCACTGCTATACTTTATGCTCTTTTAGAAGTTTGTCCAAAAGATCAACTAAGATTAATAATGGGTGATGAGTCATCAGTAAATATATATCCAAAAGCAGTAGAAAATTTGTCTTATGAATTTGCAGAGGGTAATATTTTTGGTATGGCAAATATAGACACTAATCTTTTTACTACTGGATGTGAAGCAGACAGGTTATTTGGAGGTACAGGTTATCCACACAGTAGAAATACTAACGAAGAAAAATTTATTCTTGAAACGGAGTATGAATATCATCATAGCCGTTGGTGGGATATAACAAGATATACATTAACTACACAATCATTTCGATTTTTGCAGAATATTGAAGTAAGTTCTTTTGATATAAAAAATTATCAACCATTCTTCCTATCTCCACAAATAGAAAAGTTTGCAATCAACCAACACTTTGATCGTGATGTAGTTTGGCATAAAAATCACTGGACTAAACCAGAAGATTTCTTGACTACTAAGATTGCTATTAGGGATTTCATTGCAGAATGGGATAAGGATTATGCATATACTATGGTAAAGACTGATATGCCTTTTGATGTACAAAGAGAGATAATTCTACCTTTACCGACAAATTATAATGTGTTGGCTATAACATCAGATGGAATTATTGTTAATAGAAAAAATCTTATGGAGTACATGTCAAGAGATTTTTTGGATATAAATATATAACATGAATGATAAAATAGATAAAGCATTAGGTGTTATTGAGGTAGAATCAGAAACCGTTGGTGAGATTATTAATATGGGAAAAGAAATTGTTGTACCTCATGTAACTCCCGATATAGACATAGAGGCAGATTATGAATATCAAAGAAAACAATTTTACAATTTGGTTGAAAAAGGTTCAGTTGCAATTGATGGAATATTACATATTGCAAAGGAAGGCGAACATCCAAGAGGATATGAGGTTGCTGGAAATCTTATCAAACAAGTCGCAGAAGTTACCGAAAAACTAGGTGATCTTCAAGAGAAGATGAAGAGACTTAAAGATGTTCCTAACAACGCACCTAAAAATGTAACTAACGCATTATTTGTAGGAAGTACTGCTGAACTACAAAAGATGCTGAAAGGCAAGTAATGTACGAATATAGATGTGTAATACTACGGGTAATTGATGGCGACACTTCTGATGTAGATATTGATATGGGATTCGGTGTGTGGCTTCGTAAACAACGTATTCGTTTTTATGGTATCGATACTCCTGAGAGTCGTACAAGAGACTTAGAAGAAAAAAAATATGGTCTTATGGCGAA